TTTGGGTGAAACACTATCAATTTATACAATTAATTACTTATTCAGAGGTTAAACATGAAAAGAAAAGTCCGATTCGCCCGTGAATCATCCATCAAGAAAGCCGGCAAATCAGCCTATAACGCGATGTTGCTATCTTATGAGGCGACCGCAGCAATAATCCTGGACTCTGAGGTTATTGACAGAATGACCGTCTCAGAGATCAGCAGGCTTTTCCCATATTCCGAATCAACCAAAATGGTATTTCTGGAAATTTCGCCAGAATATGATTCGTTTGAAGATGCCTTTAATGCTGATTTTGTAGCAGTGAAATCTACCCGAGTTAATCCAGATTTCGTAACAGGAGGTGAATAATGGAAAAAATCAAATCACGCGCATTTGGGAAAGATTGTTTTTTGCTTGGAAAAGACCAGAATGGTGACGCAATTTGGCTAGAAGCCGCAAAATGGGAATGCGGCTGGTATTGGGGTTTCGGATACATTGAAACCTACACAAGGCAGCTAGATCCCGCAAATTCAAAAGACATCAGTTCCCATACGCATTGGGACAGCATACTTGGTAAGCAAAATGACGGATCTTATGCTCATCACATTAACGAAATACTACAGGAATCTGTATTAACTGAATCAGAATCTTGGGAGTTATCGGATTTGATGAAATCTTTTTACACTTTGCGGGATGCTGCGTCTGTAGTTCGGCGAGGCGGAAGCCAGCTAACAGCTAACGGCAACAGAGACGCGATCAAAAGCGAAACAATGTTGACAGAAATAAATGACGTTATGCTGCCGTCCCTGTTTCAAGAAATTTATAAGATCCTTGATCCAGACGCACAGACAAAAGACAAAGCAGCTTAATTGTTAAAGAACATAAAACAGGAGATATTTTAACATGAATCTTTTGAAATCAATAGTTTACGTTGTTACAGGCACGCGGTCACCACGAGAATTTGCGTATTTTGTACTCTGTTCTGGCGTGCTTCTTTTTTGTATCAATTCAATCATGATGTCGATCTGATCAGATTGATGGATTTTAAGGGCCTGAGAAGGCCCTTTTTTTTGCCCTATGCTCAGGTATTACTTACCCGAGATCGTTCCTTACACGCGCTCTCAGGGGCTTGCTATGTGTTGTTTTTGGTTTCTACGTGTTGTTTTTGAGGCTTGTGTGTTGGTTTGTGTGTTGGTTTGTGTGTTGGTTTACCTTCTAACTGTGATAACTGTGATAACTGTGCAAGCGGACAATAGTTGAAAGTTCTGTCCGGAAACCGGATTTCCTCTAATCAGAAGAGGATTTCCGTTTACATAAGCGCAGATGAATGCTACAGGCCAGAATGCTGCTGCCTGGATGTATGGTGGGGAATGCTACGGGTGAGAATGTACCCAAGGGGCCGAAGCCCCTCAGATACGGTCCTTTAGGCAGTCGGGGAGTCAGATACTAAAGGACTGGACGGAGAAACCCACAAAAGTTATGCTCCATAAACCGGCTTGCGTTACCAGCGCATTAAGAGGCCGTGAGATTCGCTAAAATCGGCCCCTGAGTCGATTTCCCCCAGTATATCTCAATGTCTCTTCACGACGCTACTCGTAACTTGACGTAATCCTACGTCACCTGCCGGTCGGGTTTCTATAGATCTGACGTGACCAAATCTAATGCTGCGAAGCTGATATCTACCTATAGCCCGCGAGTGATGGGAGCGTTGCCGGTTAACTGCCAGGCAAACAAACAGAGTTACGGGACACAGAAATCGCCGCAAGGATTATATATTAGCGGCAGCGATTTTTTTCGCAGGTGCGATTTTTACTTTCGCAGTTGCGATTTCGCTACCCCAGTTGGGATTTTTTATTATCCCAGTTGGGATTTCGTGAGGGGCCAGACAGGGCAGCCAATTTGGAAGGCAAACTGTTTCTGCAATAGGCGATAGGTTGGCTACAAGATAAAATGCCAGAGGTGGTGAGGTGTCCCAAACCATCAAAAGACTAGTATTGCCTGAATACTATTGCCTACCATAATTTATAAAGTTTATTTGACAATGGGCGATAATAGATTATGATCCACCTGCTACATCATTTTATGAAACAGGAGATAATTTATGTCAGACGATCCTTTCAACTTCCCCCCACTACCGCCTAAAACCCTTGAAGAGGTCATGCAGGATAACCTTCCTGAGATTTATGACCCTGACATCGGGGTCAAACAGGCTCCACTCCACGTTTTAGAAGAAATCGTGCAGGCATTCCGTACAGAGGATGACCGGCAGGAGTTCTATTTTAAAGCCATGTCAATCAATGGTGACTCTTTGGATGCTGTGGACTACCTGATGGAGATGGTAGACAAGTACCCTGAAGAGAAGTTCAGCAAGTATCTTAATGAATTACTGATTGACAGAGCGCAGGACGTTCTAGAGTTCTCAGAAGAGTATTTAAACGAAGAGTACCTCAAGGCTGAAATGGCAATGAAGTATGACAATGAACCAGTTTATATCGATGACTACAGATCCAAAAAAGGAGATTAAAGATGAGTATCCGTAAAACTAGCTTAATCATTATCGAGGATGCCGAGGCACAAGCCTTGGTTGATTTTATCCGTAACCCTCACTCAGCAAGCCATGACGAGGCCATACAGCGCGTTGTGGAGCAGTTTCTGGCTGACATAGGTACAGGCACTGCCCGTGAGATTAGCGTTCATACACGCGAAATCAGGGAGGCTGAAGATGAGTGACTTAGCTCTGGGTGATTTACGGCTCAAGGTCGCTCAGATGCTGCTTAACCCATACACGCGTCATAAGGGCTTTGTGCTATCAAATCAGTACAAATCTTCTGTAAAAAAGTTTTGTCGAAAGCTATCAAACAAGGTGCAATCAAGCGTTCATTACACGGTTGACCAAAATCTTGTTGACTTGGTCTCTACGTCTTTACAGCGCAGATCTACTCGTCATTTCGTAAATGCTTGCAATAATTTTATGCCACCACACCGCGATTTTTTTGTTGAATGGCAGAAAGAGGATACTTTGTTTGGCGTTCACGCCTTTACAGAGCAAAGGACAATGTCAGCATCTTCTGTCAGCAACCATATTGTAACTACAGAGTCCGAAACACGAAGAAAGGAAGTCACCTCAATAGTTATATACATTGGTCACGATTCGGGTTGCTCATTTGTCCCAGTTGAATTTTGGTTTGATCCTGAAGGGGATCAGGCCTTCGGGACTTATGCTGCAAGGATTTTTTTCAGTTCATTTTTTGATCTTGATCGTTTTGGGCCAAAGCCAGAGGATTTACCAGAGGACATACGCCATGCGCTCTACAAGGTGCATTGGCAACCTCAGGTTTTTGTGGACGGTTATGAAGACTTTAGGCTTGCAAAGAATCACCAATATCAGGTAGATCCGTTAAAGTGTTTCAAAACGGAACATGAGCTTGAAAGAACTAGGGAAGGTATCCTTACCTTTATCTCGCTTGTTTCTTTGATTAATTACGATTGGACCGTTGAGAGAGAGCCTGGGATCATTGTTGATAGCGTAAAGAGCGTCAACACATCAGGCGTGGCCAAGGATCAATACAAGCAAGTCAAACTAAACCTACCTAAGTCAAAGCAAGTTTTAGACTTCTTCAAGCAAAAGCCACGGACCCGTAAGTTTGGGACAGCAGAACACGTTGTCAGGGGTCACTGGCGGTACTACAAGCGCACTGGGGAGCGCGTATGGATTGGTGAGCATACTAGGGGAGACTCTCAGTATGGCACTGTCCATAAAGACTACCTACTCACAAAACGCGACAATTTCTTAAAGCAAACTGCATAGGAGATAAATTATGAGTGAAGCCAAACATATCTGGGAGACCCTCTCAGCAATAGATGTCAACCAACACAAGAAGCAGAAGGGGAAGTTTGACTACCTACCTTGGAATTTCGCTTGGGCTACCCTGATGGAGCATTACCCAAGCGCGATATTCCGCGAACTACCTGATCAGGTGCATGGTGACGGCTCTGTCACTGTGCATACTGAAATGGAGATCAATGGCATCACCCGCCCAATGTGGCTAGCTGTCACAGATCACAAGAACCAGGCTATCCAGAATCCAAGCTGCGATGACATATCTGACGCCCGCATGCGGTGCTTCACGAAGAATATGGCGATGTTCGGGCTAGGGTTCTACATCTATCAGGGTGAGGGCGTTCCGAGACAGAAGGTCCAGTTGATCAGCCCTGATCAAGCCAGAGAGATCGTTGACCTGATGGTGGAGACTAAAACGCTTGAATCTAAGTTCTGTCAGGCGTTCAAGGTCACCAAGCTAGACCAGCTACAGGTTGATCAGTTTGAGACAGCCAAAGCAATGCTCAAGAAGAAGCTAGAGAAGCAAGGCGGTCAGTCATGAGCATTTACAAGGAAATGTTCAACGGGTCCGATTATGTGCCTGAGCGGGATGATGTGAGACTCAGCGGCCAGATCAAACGGGTCCATGATCTCATGAAAGATGGATTACCGCGCACTTTGAGGCAGATTTCAGACGCTACGGGTGACCCTGAGGCCAGTGTATCTGCGCAGCTAAGACACCTGAAAAAGGACCGTTTTGGCGGTTTTATCGTGGAAAAAGAGCATATGGGCAACGGGTTATACAAGTATTGGATGCTTCCACCACCAAAGAAGGGTCAGGGGGTGTTGGATGTCTAAAATTACAAGGGAGATACCCTTTATTACGGTGACAAATCAATCAAACAAGGAGTTTGTCATTGAGGGGGCTGAGTATGAAGCCCTCTACAGCCTTATTTATGTGGCTTACAACGATCTGTGTGGTGATCTGGACGATAAAGATCTGTCCGATATCAGCAGTATTGCTTTGAGTAGAGAGCTAGACATTTTTAGAAGACTGAAACAGATTTTTCAAAAGGAGATCGTATGAGCAGAGAAATAGATTGTGGCGGGCAAGGCACTGAAGAGTGGCTCAAAGCCCGTCTGGGCGTTCCTAGCGCGTCAAACTTCAGCAAGGTAGTCACCACCAAGGGTCTGCGTAGTACGTCCTTCATGGGCTATGTGAACGCCCTGATAGCCGAGAAACTGACCGGCGATCCCACTTACGTCAAGATCACCGAGCCAATGGAGCGCGGCACTAGCTTGGAAGATGAAGCCAGAGCCATGTATCAGCTTATCAATGATACTGAAGTCAGACAGGTGGATTTCATCAAACACCCCAATATGGAGGTGGGGTGCAGCCCTGACGGGTTGATAGATGTGAAGTGCGACCGTGGGCTGTTAGGGGGTTTAGAGATCAAATGCCCACTACAAGGGACGCACGTTGAGTATTTGAGGGCGGGTAAAGTGCCTTCAAAGTACATGCTCCAAGTACAAGGGTGCATGTTTGTTACGGGTAGAGGCTACTGGGACTTCATGTCCTATCACCCGAAGATGAAGCCATTGATCGTCCGCACTTACAGGGATGATGACCTCATCAACGAGTTAGCCACAAACCTACAGGAAGCCGTCCTGCTCATTGAGGATGGTGTCGATAAATTTAACTGGAATGGATTATTCTCATGAAAGGCGTAAACAAAGCAATCATAGTCGGTACAGTGGTCAAAGACCCCAGTATCAGACAGGCAAAAGACGTATCGGTGGCTAACTTCACACTGGCTACCAACTTCAAAGAAACAGCGACCTATCACGACTGCGTAGCATTCGGGGCCGTTGTAGATAACTTCCTATCAAAGTACGTTCACAAGGGTTCTAGGCTCTACGTTGAAGGCAGGCTCCAGAACTCTAGTTACGAGAAAGATTTTGGTGACGGGCAGAAGCATAAGGTCTGGAAGACTCAGATTGTAGCTGTGACCATCGAACTGGTTTACACGCCAGACTCAGTAGAGGCTACCAGTGAGGATGTTGCTACCAGTACCCCAATGATTAAGCACATCACTGACTTTGACGATCTTGAAGACGATATACCGTTCTGATGGACATACACTCCATACATAGCGAAGAC